TAATCTCTCTAGCTTGTGCTATTTGTTTTACTACAGGATGTGGATGTTCCTGTAAAAAATTTTTTGTAAAGGAAGGGGCCTGTGTTTTTAGAGTTCTATCGTAAGGTAATTTTAATTTGTCAAAGACTTTGGCAATTGATCTTGCTGCCCATATTTGAACTTCTATGTTACTTTCTTTTTTTATCTGTGACAGTAACAATTTTTCTTGGTATTCTAGGTCTTGTTTTAATTTATGAGCTCTTTCAACGTCCACTCTCACCCCAAGAAATCTCATGTCTACCAGACAGGGAAATAAATCTGTCTCGAGATTAAAAATAGATTCTACATCCTGATAGATAATCTCTTTTTTAAACACCTGCCAAAGTTCTAATGTTAGTTCTGCATCTTTTTCTGCGTATGTTCCGACCTCCATGGCTGGCAATTGCCAGAGATCTGCTTTAGGATCTAAGCCTCTTGACTTTGCAGCTTCGACTAGGGCTACCTCTGATTTACCAAAGCCAAGATAATCCCAAGACAAACTATTTAAATCATATTTGAATCTATTTTCATCTATAAGACTAGCAGCTATCATGGTGTCGACCACTAAACCATTGATTTTTATACCTAATTTGCGTATCCAACATACGTCATACATTGCATTGTGAAATATCTTTGTAGCATCAGATGCACAAATATCTTTAAACCATTCTAAAGTTTTCTTTCTATCCATGTTTGGCCCTGATCCGTGAGCAATAGGAAAATAAAATTTTCTACCTGGCACAGCAACAGCGATACCTACCACCTCACCTAGACCAATGACAGAACCTGATCCTCTTGTTTTAAGTTCAGGATCTCTTGTCTCTAAGTCTATTGCGATCTCATCATAAGATCTTAGGTCTGGATATTCTTCCGGCTCGATCCACTCTGTCTGTGCTTCAAATATTGGTATCTTCATTTATGACCCCATTGATCTGCCATAGCATTAGCAATACCTGTAAAAAATTTAGACCTATTCTTTTGTCTATCTTTACCACCTTTATTAAACCAATTACCAGGTATCTTTGTGCTTTGTCTTTTATAAATTATATTTGTAGGTTTTAATTCAATTAAATTTTTTAACCATAAACAAGTTTTTTTTTGAACAGGATGTCCATATTCATAAGGTTGTATTGTTTGTGTATATTTAGGTAAAGCAAAAATTCTACTTGATATAGGATTTTCAACACAGATTTTATTTATTGGTGCATTGTATAATGTCATAAAAAATTCCTTAGCTTTTAATCCTAATTTATATCTATCTTTATTTAATTTACCTTTAGGATATAAAAATCTAGCACCAGCGTTAGATATGTATGTGCAAGGTGGATGAGCTATCATAAGATCCCAACCTTTATCTAAATGCTCTAATACATCTCCTTGAAAATGATTACCCGGACTTTCAGTGGCAAGTATATCGCAACTCCAAGCATCATGGCCTTTAGCAGCAAAAGCGTCCCTAACTATACCTGAATATTCACAAGCTACTAATACTCTCACGAATAATCTCTTTCTAAAATCATTTCAAGATAGTGAATAGCTTTTTGAATATCTTTTTCTTTTCCCTTAGACCGATGCCTACAAATATATTTTATAGCGTTTCCTTCCGCGAACAAAAGTTTGTTTTCATTTATAAATTCTGCA